GATCGGTGATCACCGTTTTTGACTGTTCTGGTACCGTGCTGTTCTCCGCCGCCCAGGTCTTTTTAAACGCCTCAAATGTGCCATAGCGCTGTTTGAGAATGTTGGTACCGCTGCCCCAGTCCGGCAAATAAAGATGCGGTTTGTCTTCCAGACTCTTCCAATCTCCTCCCCAGGCAAGGCCTAACCCCTTCGCCAATTCCGACGCCTTTTTAAACATGCCAGTACTGTCATTAAAAGCATCGTCAGACGTGCTACCGTCGCCATCGATATCCATTTTTAAATAAAAATCAAAGGCGATTCCCCACTGATGTTGTGAGCTGTAGCTGCTGCCCCGCGCATTGGTTACCTTATTTCCTGGTTTTGTACGTCCCTGCGCGTACAGTGCGTCCTGCTCTGCCACCGTCCGCAGAGTTTCCCCGATGGCTACCGAGATGCCCTCGGTCGCACAGGCTTTGATCCAGGCGGACGCAATGCGCTGGAGGCGTGGGTGGCATAATGTAATATCTCTCATAGATTTGTCCTCTTTTCTTTATGATATGAAAAAATATAAAATTTTGTTTTTGGGGTATCTTGCAAAGATTTTCCGCATATGCTATAATGCCGATAGGCAAAAAGATATCAGTATCCACGATGATACAAAACGAAAGCCCCTGAGTGGTCGAGACTCAGGGGCTTTCTTCCTGTTTTGAACAGTCAGGCATCTGCAGGCTGGTTACCGTTTACTTATCGTCGTCCAACCATTTGATGATGTAGTGGCAGGCTACACCAGCCGCGACGGCGATAATAAAAGATATCAAGTATTCCACGATGGCACCTCCTTCCTGTCACCAGTTTCGGAGGCGGTAACTCTGACATTATAGCATATAAATTTCTTTCATTCTACCGGCTTTCGTCGATTTTCCCCTCTTGTTGCGATATCGCAATGGCAGCCATGACCCAGGCTGCCGCGGGAGATATCCGGATCACCTCCTTCTACTGCTCGCTATCTCCATTTCTACTATCAATCTTGTTTTTTAACGCAGCTATGTACTTCATAAGCCAGTCAGGTACGGGTGCTCCCATACGTCCCGCGTTTTCTGTGATTGATAATGCTTCATTCAGCAGATACCACACCGTAACAAGTAAAGACAACATTGTATTCGGTAATGTGAATCCCAAAACATCCGAAGTCTGAATGATAATATAATCAATAACCATCGCCACGGCAATCACAAACAGATACGCCACTTTTTTTGCAATACCTTTGGCTCCTTTCCGGCTACTCCATCCATACGATTTGTCATCCGGATGGTCTAATGCCTCTATAGCACTCGCCGCCATACCAGAAAGATAATCAATTACCATCAAACATAGTAACAAGCCCAGAAGATAAAATGTCACCCCCAGCTTTTCGCTGAGCCAGGCAACTAATCCAGTTGCAAAGATTTGAGTGCTCATACATGTACTCCTTTTCATTTTTCATTTGTCTCCTTCCACAAATCATGTTAAAAAGGCACCCGAAAATCCATTTGCCGCGGATTCGGGTGCTTTTTTGTATGTCATATTAAATTGTAATGCGGTCGTTCCTCTCCGAACTTCCAATACCGGATCCAGTCATCCAACACAATCCCGGCTAGAGATACCGGTAGCCATAGCAGTGCGTACTGCGGGCACACCTGGCCTAAGATATTTCCCGGTAGATTGCTATAATCCCAAACTCCCCAACCAAGCCAAAGATTGACGATACAGCCGGTCAGGAACTCCAATATTGTAATTCCCACCGCACCAATCAAAACCTGCTGCCAAAGCGGCATGGACCAGGGAAGAACCTCATTGATCAATCCCAGATTGATGAAGCAGATTCCTCCCAGGATAAACATCGTCCAATGACTCCATCCGCGCCACGCCAACTCTATCAGTATGTATAACAGACCGCCAACGTCAAACAGGAACAGATATTTATTCAGTAACCTGTGCATTCTCATCACTTACACTCTCTTTCATTAATGCAATATATGCTTTTAGAACGTCTGACTGGTACTTTTCCGGAATATCCGCTCCGTAATAAATTGCCTGGAGTTCTTTTGTACTCTCGCATCCTAAGATCCACATATTGATGGCATTGCAGTAAGTAGTGTGATACGATACAAACTGCATCGCCGCGGCGATGATCAACTGCATATCGGTGGCGCTGTAATATCGGCAGGCCTGTCCATCGGAATGGTATTCCAACTGTTCCACGCCAGCCGCAAGCTGCACCTGCTTGCCGAATAAATTGAGCTGATCGTGTTCGGTCAGAGAAAAGTGCTCCGCCGATCCATCTGCGAATGTCACATCCACTCCGGAATAGATTTCCTGCTCGCACGCCGCGCTGATTTCCTGCTTTTTGTACGCCTGCAGCTCTGCAAGTGTCGGCTCATATGGCTCTGACGGAGTAACCGGCTCCAGATCGGCAGGCGGAACATACACGCTGCCATCATCTGACAGATACATCGTCTTCCCCTCGTTGCGGTAAACTGTGTGCCAGCCAATCAAAATAGTTGCCAGGACACCACCCTCTGTGTACAGCTGGATGTCTCCCCATGATTCCGGCACTGCGCCTGCAAAAACAATTTGCAGCACGTGTTCCGCCGTCTGGCGGATGCTCTTGATCTCATAGAACTGATCAGAGCTGGTGATTTTAATTTTTTCCATGTTTTTTCCTCTCTTTCCATTTTTATGTATAATAAAAGACCTTTCGACCCATTATTTTCAATTTCAGTATTCTTTGTGTGCATTTTCGTATTCTCACGAAAATGGTGACCTGGACTCTACCAGAAATTTTTTTGTGTTTAAAACCGCCTCTCAGAAGAACATAACAGCCGGAGAAACCGGATTTTGGCACGAAAAAATCGAGATACCTTCTGGATATAAGGTTTTGTACGTCTCTGCCACGTATAACAACGCAGACTCTTGTATGCTGACTTCGTATGACGCTACCATCGCTTGCATCGGAAATACATCGGATATTGAGCCGTGGTTCGGCTTCTATGCGACGCGGACGGGAACAGGGACGTTTACAGCCTATGCTGTTTGTGTAAAAATCTAATAGCAATACGTCTTTTAAATGGTGAGCGTTTTTCCGTTCCTGCATCCTACTTCCGAGATAATATAAACAAAACATATTCCTCTGTTGAGGTTTTGATTTTTGGGTATCTTGTTATAATGCGTATAAGTATTCTTATTGATAACTTTACAGATTACTTCGGCGAAGTCACCGACGATATCCGGCGCATTCCAGCTTTAAAAGAGCTGGCTCCAAAAGAGATAAGAGCACCTGGAATTATACGATCTGCTGATAATACAAAAACACAAGGTCACATTGGATCGCTAATGTATGATGGCAATAGTGGAAAAATATATGCCAATATATACGCTTGTGGAACTGAAACTCGCCCTGCATCAGTAACCAGTGGTTATGTAATAGGTCAGCTCATTACCTACTTAAAATGGTGACTCACATAGTTTGCTCAAAATAAAAAGCACAAGCGGAACTATAAATTTGGGAGCTTGGAAGTCTGCGGATTTAAGGGTTCCCGTTACAGCTCCAGAAGGATATACACCAATAGGACTAATGAGCTTCGATACAGCAGGAGCTATCCCTATATGCATTAATGCTATGATGATAAGTACTGTGGAGGTTACTGTTGGATTGACCAACCCTTCTGCCGATACGGCAAATAATACCGGTTTCACTCTTAGCGCCTTATATATAAAGAGCACATTCGTGTGCTAAATGGTGACCTAGATTTTAGCTTGAAAATTGAGGACACAGTTTTGGTGTCTAAAACGTTCCCTGTTGGGCTTACAACAATCGAAGTGACAGGAAAGATGGCACCCACACCGAGTGAATATCAGCGAATAGCCTCCATTCTTTATGTGACACAAAATTACTTAATTGCGCAGTTAGCTTTTATTGCAAATTCACAGTCAATTTATGTGACAGTCCAGAACTTTAACACTGCAGCTTTATACGCAGATGTTCGATGTGTCCAGATTTACAAAAAAATTAAATAACAATTTCATAAAGAAAATTTTACAGAAGCTCTTCTTTTTGCTACTCTGAACCAGAAAGGAGAGATTTTATGATTGAAGAATTACTGATGAATGTAGTAAATGCGATGAGTAACAGCCTGGATGAGGAGCAGTTGGACAAGTTGCAGAATGTCCTGTACATCAATTTCCACGGCGTGAGAGTAGTAGAAGAGAAGAATGAACTCCAGGCAACGGGCACAGACAGCGATACCGTAAAGATGCGTTTGTTTGTGGCATCTAAAAAGGTGTCTGGGCGCCAGGACAATACGCTGGCGCAGTACATCCGGGAGGTTACCAACTGCCGGAATACACTCCGGAAGAACATTGAGGACATCACCACGATGGATCTGAGGTGGTATTTTGGAATGCTCCGGGAGCGGAATAAAATCAGCATGGTCACTCTGCAGGGGCGGATGCGGTATCTAAATAGCTTCTGGACCTTCCTGCAAAAAGAAAACCTTGTGAAAGATAATCCTGTGGCGCGGATTGAATCACTCCGGATCGAAAGTACTATCAAAAAGGCATTTTCGGCACAGGAACTGGAAGCCCTCCGGATCGCCTGTGAGCGTCCGCGGGATAGAGCACTGATAGAGTTTTTGTATGCGACGGGAGTGCGTGTGTCTGAGCTATGCAGCTTAAATGTGGGAGACATAGATTTATACAAACAGGAGTTCAAAGTTATGGGCAAGGGACGAAAGGAGAGGAGATTATATGTCTCAGATGTAGCTTGCTTTCATCTCTACCGATATCTAAGGTGGAGAATGGCAAAAGAGGGGCTGACAATGGAAAAACTGGCGCAGAAGCCGCTTTTTGCGTCTGCGAAGAAGCCGTATAGCCGCATGACAGTGGCAGGAGTGCAATATCTAGTGAAAACTTTAGGGAAGAAAGCGGGAGTTGGAAATGTGCATCCGCATCGATTCCGCCGGACATTTGCGACGGATCTCTTGAATCGAGGAATGCGGATCGAGGAGGTCATGGTGCTGATGGGACACACAAAGATAGAGACCACATTAATTTACTGCAATATCAAGCAGGATAACGTGAGAGAGTCATATCGTAAATATGCAGCATAAAAGAGGAGAGAAGTAGTTTTTTTGAGTCGGCAGAAATGGCGGCTTTTTTGTTGTACATAAAAATGGGAGAGCGGAGAGGGTAGGGGAATAAGTAATGGACGGTGGCAAAAATAGAGTAAGTTTTTCGCTATTAAATTGTTATTTCAGACATACATCTCATCGTTAAAGGATACATAGTTTGCCATAAGTCCAGAACTTGCTCTATCGCTATTTCGACTTATAAAGCCGCCCGTTGTATCGCACCAATTTGGAATTATAAAAGCAAAACAAAGCCGTTCTCCTTCTTTTACTCGTAAAACTCTGTCAACATAAACAAAAGTATTATCTTGCGTTAAAGGGCTTCTAATACTTACCCCTACAACAGGCACTGGAGTACCTTTTGAGTCGTTACTCTCTCTACAAACTGAAACCTGCAAATAAAAGTCATTATTCCAGGAGATAGACAAACACCCATTAAATCTGACCCTCCCATTCCGTTTAAATACAATCCATTTTTTATCATCTGATAGCTCAATCAAATTGCCTAAACTATTATCAGACGCTTCAAGCGGGATTATATTTCGGGTATCTTTGGGGTAGTCGGATAATTTTAAATCGGATGCTACATATCCATATAAATAATTAAAGGACAGATCACCATTTAACTTAGTAAGCATGTCCATCAGCGCCTTCCCTTGTGCTGCCGACAACGGCAGATCTGACCGATTTGTCACGCAGTTATTGACGATATGCCCCAGCAGACACGCTCCTTTAAATGCCGCCTTGATATTACTGAGCAACGTCGGCAAGCTAAACCCTGACTTAATCCCATCGATAGCGCTCGATGCTTCCGGAAGCAAAGCGCCGCCAGAGTAGTCCTCAAACGTTGGTGCATTTAACTTCTCCAGTTCTTCATCCGCCATGTCCCAGTTTCCATTCTGGTCTTGAACATCGTAAAAATCACTCTCATCTGGTTTCTTAAACTTAAAATTTTTCGTATTAGTTGCCATTTGGTAAATCCCCCTTTGTTATCTGGGTGTGAGTCAGCTGCCTTAGCTCCTCATACTGATATCCATTCATTTCCATTGCCCGCGTTTTCAAATGCCCGTTCCGAATCTTATAATGCGTATAGGCTACAAGCTGAGCATGCGTAAAAGTTCCGACCGAACCATAAGTGTTAAATATATACTCATATAAAACCTTGAGGTGCGCAGGAATCGCCTCTTCAATACTCGCTTTAATATCCGATATATTCCCTGGTATTCCTGATGTGCCGACAAATCGGGCGATCACCGTATATACCGAGAAGTTCTCCTGTAACTCCACAGCGGCGTTTGTATAGCTTTCCGCGATGTGCTGAATCAAAGATGCCGTAGTAGTTCCTGCTCCCGATACTCTTGCAGCAATTCTCTCACGTCTATACCGGTCGGATTTATCTGCATCTGGCGACAGACCGAACATTTTTTCGTAGCGTGATAGCATTTCGTTTCCAGATGCTTTTGACCAAAATGTATCATTCGTGGTCCTCTTTAAAACCGTTTCCAAATTTTCAGTAACCTCAGATAAAATTCTCTGCAATTCCTGCATCGTCACATTATCATCGTAATATTCAGGTAGTACGCTACTAAGCTCCAAGCACTCGCACCTCCTCCAGACTGACGGCTCCCATCACTGGAATTTCTTTTGCCGCAATCGAAATATTTCCAGAAGTACTGTTAAGGGTCAATTCATCGTAATCTTGCACTCCGTCTGTATTCAGCAAAATGCTTCCGACTTTTGCATAGCTGACCCGGTACTCTTTAAAAATTGTACTTTTGAGGTAATCGTCTAAGTTCGACTTGAAAGCTGCCAAAACATCGCTGATCGTCTTGGATCCGCCTAAAAGCACCTTCGCTGATACTACAACCGTATGAGCAGTTGGACTTGATACAGTTACGGATGCTCCAATCGGACGCACTGTTTCTATGTACTCGGATACCGGTGCCTCCAGGGATGCGTTAATCCTGCGATCGGAGTCCACAATCAACACACCGACCGTCCCCGGTCCCGAATCCAACGGAAATATTTTTGCATCCCCTACTCCAGGCACTTCCATCGCCCACTGGCGATACTGGTGTGCGTTTCCAGTTGTTGCTGGCTGTTGCACTTTCTCATAAAACCGCACTCTCAGAGCTTCGTCACTTTCTCTATCTGCTCCATCCGTAATGATATCTGTCACTTCCGCCGTCACTCCATTTACGGCAGACAGCGACGCCAGCTCCCCAGTATAAATGTTTCCGATTTTTCCTGCCGTTTCACATTCAGCTTCATATACATTCTCATCAAGCTTCTGCGTCACCGTATAAACCACATTTTCAATCGCCCATCTGCTGCCGATAGGAATTTCTCCCGACACGGTAATTTTCCTAATCGCCGCACTCGCCTCTTTCCGCGTAACGCCATACCCACTGACTGCCCGATCCAGATACTCGCCAAGGGCGGTGTCTGGCAGAAGCAAATCAATAAAGTTTTCAAGCTGGAAATACTGGTCTGCCAGGAAATAGGCAGCCGGAGCAAGAGCATCATAAATGATACTCCCCTCTCTTTTATCCACATCGTCTGAAACCCTATTAAGCATCTCCTGCAAGATGCTTTCATATGTCATCTTCTCATACAACACCCTCAACTCCTTCCCGCATCACTCCGAAAATGCTTACCACGTCAAACGTACAGCGGCAGACATTCCCTGAAAATTCGAACTTAAAATTCTCGACCTCCATGATTCTGTCATCTTCAGACAATGTCTCCTGAATCATCCGCTTGAGCTCCGGCCGCACATATTCCGGACTCTGCCCGATTAAATCCCGCCAGTTTACGCCGTAGTTAAAACTATAGATGGGATATTCAAATTGCTGGGTTGATAATCGTTTATGGATAGCTTGGGACAGCGCCTCCAACTCAGATACAAATCCCCGGATAGCCGTCCGAGACACGTTATAAGAACAGTTTGAAAAGCTCTCGGCTTCCAGCCTTGTATCTGTCTGCAATTTCAATTCATCCGCCATAATCAGCCTCCTGACGTCATGTACGGCTTATTGATTATTTCAAGGATATAAAACTCCTCCCATCCGGTCGACGCAAGCATCCGGACTTTGTCCCCTGCTGCCAATTTAGCCTTCATATTTCCGGACAGCTGAGCAGCAGGAATCGTAAGCCTGGCATCTATCTGCACACCTGCGCCGTTGTATGTGCCAATCAAGATAGCAGGCAGCTTCACCGTGTTCAAAAAAGCCTCTATAACAATTTTTAATTTCTCGTTGATCAATTTGCGATCACCTCCAGTTCCATCGTGTGTACTGGCAAATACTTATGAGTAACTGTTTTCACAATCACCCGCCGATTCAAATCAATATCTTCTACACTGCCGAAGATGCTGCATCCCGCTCTGACAGAGTGATCCCCCAAGCAGGAAAGCTTAATCGTTTCTTTCTCATGGTTATATAACTGCAAAAGCTTCTTCGCCTTCTCCTGCAGCTTTGCGACATCCACGCTCTTATCTGACATGTGCTCATAATATTGCAGATTGCCGTATCGATTCACCGAATCCTGATCGGATTCCTGTGCTGTCTGGGCTTTGCCGCTGTTCTCATCCATCCACGACAGCTTTACGATGTTGTAAAAATTATCATCGATTGATTTCTCCCAGCTGTAACCATGCGCCAAAGAGCCGTCGCCCAGCACAAGCGGTAGCTGCAAATCCCATAGGCTGTCTAAACGTATCTCGCCGTATACATCCGACAGACGATACCAATCTCCCTGCGGATTCTCCGCTGTCTTTGTGTTGAGCAGCGTATCGGATATTAAACCGTAAATTACATCAATCCAGGTATCCTGATATTTAACCTTGTCTGACGGAACCTTATAAGCGACCGCCGGCATCGTACCAGCTTTCAAGTTAAGGAACTTACACATAGCCTGTGTAACAGTGCAGATATCATCCTGACCGCCTTTCAGCGTGATGATATCTTTCGCCTTTCCATACCGCAGCTGATCGTATGCCTTGATTTTCACTTTGCGGTCTTCTCCCATACTTACCTTAAAAACCATGCCGAAGAATATACCATCCGTCTCACTGGTATTGGTAAGACGTACCACATCGCCGTTCTCAATCATCAGCTCGTCGTCATACAAATATGAAAATTCCAGAACAGACGAGCCGTTGTTCAATTCATCCTTCCAGCTGATCTCCTGGCACATCTTGGATATCTCTAAAATCTGTCCATTATTTTCAACACATAACTGCATCGGTCGCCCCTCCCTTCTTTACGACGGTATCGAAAACGTCTGTCCGGGATAAATCAGATTCGGGTTCTTAATCTTGTCCGAATTAGCGCCCACAATCTTTGAATACAGGCTTCCGTTCCCATAAAACTGTTTCGCAATCTTCCACAGTGTGTCGCCAGATTGTACAGTATACGTTTTTCCTTGCTCGACTGCGGGGTTTGCAGGCTGCGCTGTTTGCGGCTGCGCTACGGTAGCGGCAGGCGTTACAACCGCCATATATTTTTTACCGGGTGCTTTGTACTGCAAAAAAGAAAGAGAGAGGTATTTATCCCCTTCCTCTCCCGCTTTTTCCGTAATAGTACACGATTCAACCAGAACTTTTACCGATTCATCGTCCGTCTCCCCATTTGAATAAATCAGCCAGATCGGCTTCTTATTCTTCTGCGCCTTTGTGATAGCGCGGATATAACGATCCGGATCAGCTCGTCCGCCTGGCTCCATGTAATGCATCTCCTGATGTGGCAGCTCACAGCTGAAATCATAACTCCACAGCTCCGCATATTTGGGAACACATACCTGCCCCGATTGCAACACCTGATACTTTTCCACGTTTAACTTCTGCGTTTTCTTTATCTCTTCCGGGTTGACCGGAAGTTTATACTTTTTCCCACTGATTTTCAAATATACACTGTAGCTCATCAGTACAATCCCTCCGGTGCTGTGTCTATCTCATCCTGTAATATCTGTGCGACGGCTGGACCGATCTTCTCGTAATCCATTTCACGGTTAATATCGCCCGTAAAAGTAATCTGAATATTCGGTGCCAGCGTGTTCTGGGCAATTCGGGCAACATAATCACGCTCCGCCAACTCCCGAAGATAATCAACATCTTCATCTTCCAACTTCACGTTCATACTTCCGTTCTTTCCCGCACCTTTTACGGTTGCCGGATTTCCCGCTGTGCCCGCCGGGATACCGCTGAAATCAAGAGTGCTGCCGCCCGCACCGCTTATAAAATTCGACACCTTACTGCCAAGGGTCGAACCTTTGGAGTAGCCTTTACTCGCAGCCACCGTATAATCCATTAGCTTTGGCTGTTTTACAAACTCTTTCCAGCCACTCTCATCCTTTATGGATTTCGTTTTTGATTCTATCTGAATTTTCAAATTCTCTAAGCCAGATGTTATATCCTTAGTAACTCCAGGGATTCTATTGATAACACTTTCTATCGCTTTCGCCATATTTATAACATAGCTTATACACGTGTTTGCCATATCCAAAAACAGTACTTTCACTGCTGCCACGGGACTATGAAAAACATTTCCAATAAAATTCGCAAGCATCGCAAATCCGTTGTACGTTGGATAGATGAAAGTATTATAAATTCCAGCCCCCAGCACATAAACAGCCGCGCCAATGATTCCCGTCGCGCTTACGGACGAACCTGTTAATTTATTGAACGCCGCCACTCCTGCGTACAATGCGGCCACCAGTACAACAAGCCCTAATGCCATCAAACCAGCCGGGTTCATCGCACATATCGCATTCCACACCCCTGCCGCCGCATTCAGCACCCACTGAGCCGCTGCCGCCCCATACGTGAAAGCTGCATAAACCCCAAGCCCCGCTGCTATGCCAAGCAGAATCGGACCGATGATGTCCATATTATTGGCGATCCAGTTTAGTGCAGTTAAAAACGGCGCCGACGCCTGCTGAATTGCATTCATGGCCTGCGTCCACAGCTGCGCCCATGTCGTAGGCATGGAGTTAAACTGACGGTCTATATCACCCATCGCGGCAAGCTGGGCATTCTTAACAATCTCAGCCGTAACCGCCCCTTTCTCCGCATATGACTTGATAGAGCCTTCCGCCCATCCCATGTACTTCTCGATGTTACGGGCGATACTTGGCGCTGCTTCCAGGACAGAATTGAGCTCATCGCCACGTAGGGCACCTGCCCCCATCGCCTGCGTAAGCTGCGTCATGGCACCTGCCGCCGCACTCGCCTCTGTTCCCCCAATGACAAACTGTTTATTGATGGATTCCACAAATCCAATCAGCTCATTCTGATCTTTAAACGCTTTTTTTGCGTTCAGACCAAGGCTTGCAACACCGCCTGCCGTGCTTTCATAAGAGGCTCTGGAACGTTGCGCCGACGCGTAAACATCCTTCTGCAGGTTCTGGTTGATGACATTCCCGTCATTGTCTTTATTAATCAAATTCAGGCGGGTGTTAGCGTTCATGTAATTATCAGACGCGGACATCAACTTGCTGCCTACATCCACCGCGGTTTTTACGGCGAATATCTTCCCGAGGACACTGGCCGCTTTTTCGGCTTTGGACTGAGTTTTATCAACCTCATCGCCCATGCCCTTAATCTTGCGTCGGGCTTTATCCGCCCCTTCGCCCGCTCCCTCGATACCTTCTTTCATCCGTTTTCCGCTCTTCCCTGCCTTATCCAGGCTTGTTTGTACACGATCAGCCGCAGAACTGACACCCTCTACTGATTTTCCCGCTCTGTCGGCGGCGTGCAAAACACGGTTGATGCTGGATACAAAACCTGCGGACACCAATTCGAATGTCGCTCTTAATTTTGCCATCTATTTTTTGCCCCCTTCGCGGCACGTTTCTCCGCCTCGACTCGCATTTCACAACTGGCGGCAATAAAAGCCTTCTCCCGAACCGTCATGCCCGCAAGCTGGTCCGGGAGAATATGTAACTTCTGCAACGCAAAGTGCGCCAACAAGAACTCTGGATCACTTTGCTTTATTCGTTTTTTACGTCATTTTTTAAAGCCTCAAAATCTTTATCCGCACCGGACAGATTCTGAACAGCCTCAACCAAGGTATCATACTCACTTGCGTAAAGCATCTTCTTTAACAGCTTGGCTTCTCCCAGGACACCGTATGCTTTCTGCAGTTCTGCGTTCGTTAAATCTGGAAATACCACGGCCGCCACCGTAAACTCATCGACATACTTTGTACGGTCAAAGGTGCTATTGCCCTTTTTATCCGTCTTGATACACGTTCTCTGGATTCTATCGCAGACCTCCTGCTCCAGCGGACGGATCACAAACGGAACCGGCTTCCCGTCTTTCCCTTTAAACCGTGCAGATACAATAACTTCTTTTTCCGGCGTAATCTCCGGATGTAAAAAACCATATAAATCTCTTACTGTCTCGCTCATATGCTTCTCTCCTATCTCATATTTTCCGGAAGCTGGAACGCTTCCAGGCAATCGCAATCATCAAAGGTAAAGTCCGAATCAAAAGTAATCGGGTCTTCGCTATCGTCTTCCAGATACGCCAACGGGATTGTATTTAAGACTACATGGAACAGCGATACCGTCTGACGACCGACCGTTGACTGCGGATCTTCATTTGTAAATTGCATTGTAAATCCGGTATACTTGCCCGTTTTCTTATAGTTGACAAAATCTTTCAACGCATCTGAGTTCATAAAATAAAAGGTTCCACTTCCGGAGCCGGTCGCACCCACTACCTTATGCTGGCTCATTCTGTGCCCCAGCAGTTTCCTTTCGGTAACTTTCAGCTCCACATGAGCATCTACCTTGGATAACTCATAAAGTTTCCGATTCTGCCCGTTTATTGTGATATATCCGCTTCCTTCCGAACCTGCGAGAGTATCGGATAACATCGTGTAATTTTCTGCTGCCATCGTCTAACCTCCTTATGTCAGATTCACATTGATGTACGCCAGTTCCATACTGCCCACCAGCTGGATGCCACAGTTTACCAACACCGCATTGATTGCATTCCCCGCTTCGACCGTCACATTGTCTGAATCAAAGTTCTGGATCGCACCGCGGCGCTCAAGGTCCGCAAAGTACTCCACCAGCATTCCCTTGAAGATCATCCGGCCGGAGGCATTATTGTTGTACTTGCCTTTAATATTGGCATCCCATACCGACTGAATGTCGCTGCGGATGCCGCACGCAGTACGCACGGAGCGGTTCTGCTTCATCAGTTCGCCCTTGGTCTGCGTGGTCGATATCAGCGAATTGACATCCGCAACCACTGTTACATTCTGGCTGCGATCCACATCCAAAAGGAACTTGCCCGCCTTAATCGCGTTTTCCTGTTCCGATTTTCCCATTCTAGGATTCACATCAATCGCCCCAACAAACCTCTGCGCCGTGTTCGATTTCGTGATGCTTGCCCCAGCTGTGATACCGCCGATCCACGCTGCCGTTTCATAAGCCGTCAGACTTGAGCCGTCCGAAAGCATAACCCCCTGCACACTGTTGATGATGTACTCTGAATCCGCTACATAGTTCGGTAAAACCGCCGTCACGTTCTTGCCCTCATCATCCTGCGCAGACTTAATCCATGTCGCGATTGTCTGCTGTGCTGCCGAACTGCCTGTTCCCGACTTGGCATACGGATATACCAGCACATCAAAATCGACTGTCTTCAGTGCCGCCAGCATCGCCTCTACGTGTTCATCTGTGTGGGATGCCGGGAGCTTATACAGCAACACAGTTTTGGCACCCAACAGCGCCAGACCTGCCAGTTTCTTATCCGCTGCCGTTGCATTTTCCGGATAATTCGCTTCTGATGCAGTAATCTCATAAATCTGATTGTCCGCGCCCTTTGAAAGCTCCTGTGCGATTACCACGGTACCGCGTTCTCCGGCGGTAATACTTAACGGCGTATTCGTCAGGATATTGATATACGCCCCTGGAATTACCTTGTTCTGGCTTTCCCATGTACCTGCCATCGTTATTCCTCCATTTCTACGTTCGTCTTCATTTCTTCCATTCTCGGTTCCGTTGCTTCTTTGAGCTCCGTATAGGTAACACTGAACAGAAAATGAAGAACATCGTCCGTTACGTTTGTATTTTTTTCTCTCACATAAAAGGAGACGCCATCTGCACTGATCAGATCAAAGCGCCGAAGCATCTCCTGTTTTACCTTTTCACATTCTTTTCTGCGATCCTGTATCTCAGCAGCTGGAAAATACTGGACATCAAAACTCTGCTTTACCCGCTGATTTCCAGCTAAACACCGGTTGCTCTCGGTATTCGTAATCAAGACCAAAACAAAGGGCAGCTCCGTATTCTGTGGGATGTTATCCCGGTAAACCCGTTTGAGATCCGGAACCGCCGCCCGGCACTCCGCCGCGATTGCTTTATATAACATATTAATCCCCACTCTCATGCTCCTTCTTGATTCTTATCAACTCTGCCTCAAACAATACCGCCAGCCGCCTATCAATGTACGACACGCCTTTTTCCAGCAGATATGTTCCTTTGACAAAACCTTTTGTCGGACCTCCGCGCTTTGTCACAATGCGATGCCCATAATTCCAATACGACGCATATTCGGCGCTGTTAACCAGCACTTTCTTCGTCCCGGATGCAGACTTCGATGCGGGCGCCGATCTCCATGATTTTTTTAGTAAGCCACCCACCACTGTTCCGCTTACCGCAAAACTGACAACCTTCCCTGCATCGGGACCATTCTTAATGGTAAACGTAACCGGATTCGGATGTCTGCCCGTCGGAGTCCGGTCTTTCAGCCACCGAATCCCCTCATTTACCGCTTTATTCAGTACCTTGACATCTATTTCCGACAAATCGTCAATTTCAGCTTTAAGCGCCTTCCGGAACTCATCGATAGCTGCCTTGTTCCGCCTATAGTTTGAACTGCTCACAGTGTCTCACACCTCTCCACGCGGCACTGATACTGGAAGCTATACGGATGTATCTCTCCTGTTCTCAATGTAACCTGCTGCCCCGTGCGCAATGTAACAACAACCTTATCACCTTCCCGGATATCTACCCCCAAGCCACAGAATAACTGGTTGCCGGACTGCACATTCGGAACAGGGGCTCCGGCATTATTCTGCCCGGAAACGCTGTATCTGCATTTGATGCCGGACGCCACACACACCTCGGCGGAGATATCAAATCCAGCCTCATCTTTCGTGCCCTGATATCGGTACACATCCATCGTAGAATCATACATCACTTCGTATGGATTAAACATAGCCTCTCAACCTCCTAAACCGGCGCAGAGCCGTTTTGTCTGCATCAGTCAGACCATATATGCCCTCCCGGCTGTTACTGCCCCCTGTGACATAGGTAACGCTTCCATCGCCCTCTTTAATGCTGGCAATATCCTGTTGATAACCAGTGCCTTTAACCGTTTCATAATTGATGATTCCCTTGACCTTCTTCCGGATATACGGCTCCAACAGCTCCGGAAGTTCGTTCTGGTTTAAGTTACAATAGTCGCAAACATTGAAAATGACATCGGAGATATCAAGATCCCGCGTGTCATCCGTTAGTTTCAGATTTTCTTTCACGGTTTCCCGCATCTCCGACAAAGTCATATTCAGCCTCCTTATCCCAGCTTATGTTTAAATGCTACGATCCGGATCTGTTTCGGTTCATAAACCGGCTTCCAGTTCTTCGGGTTTGCCACCTCAGTTCTGGACGGTCCTTCTGTCTTCTCCACCTCCGCATTCTGCCAAGCGATTCCTCTCGGATGCAGGATCGTAGTTCTGCGGTTGATCAGATAGTCGATACCAGAGCCTTTACGTTTCGCACGATCGGTCTCTGTCGGCACATCGCCCACCGGATGACCGTTGCCGAGCGCTACAGCTCCGTTACCGAACAGATATGTCGTGTACACATCGCCATCGACCGGGCATCCATCATCGACGATAACTCGTTTTCCCTGGTACACACCGAATGCAACATCGCTGGACGGCTGCACCGTCTCAATCAGGTTCTGTTTTTTCAGATATGCCTCCGTTGCAGAATGCATACAAACACCGGTCAGCTGCGCTTTTGCGTCGCCTAACTTCTGTTCTGCATCAATGAATGCTGAACCAGACCAATTTGCTTTCGCGCCACTCAGACCAGAAATGTCCAGAATATTAGACGCCAGTCTGGTTTCTGCCGGAGGAGTTCCAGATCCACCTGCCGGTACGGTACCAAACACGCCTTTGAGGATGGCGATCAATTCTTTCTGCATATCACGCTCCCAGAATCTGGCGACCAGAGTACCAATTGCCATCATGGGATCTGTTCCCGCAAGTGCCGCTGCCAAGTCTGTTGCCGACCACATCTTTGCACGGCGAAGAATTACCGCTACATCCTTGTTTGATGTAATCTTGTTGTCTGCAAGATCCGCGCCTTCAATAATCGGCTCAGACTCTCCAGTCAAATCCTCGAAGAACGGCATATTGACCATCGGGGATGCCTGGGAAGCCAGGGCATCAAACTCTGTATTATTTGCAATAATTCCGCTCTGGTACAGCGCGGACAGTTCCATCGTACGATTAATCACATACGGATTAAAAAGTTCCGGGACAATAACGTCCTGTAAGGTTGTTCCTGCCATTTAAAATTCCTCTCTTTCTTAAAGTTTTACCCCAGCTGCAGCCGCCATCTGCCGTGCCTGCTCCGGGTTCTGCTTGAACAGGCGTCCCTGTTCCGTCAGATTGTACGTTTCTTTCGCGAACGGGTTATTTACAGGCGGCTTTCCGCCGCCAGCCGGATCGTATCCACCAGTACCGCCGGCATTCTTAAACAGGTGTGGAGAAGATTCCCTCATCGGTTTCAGAACATCATCCAGACCAATAACCTTTCCATCCTTGTCAAAGGTAAATTTATCCAGACCGCCTTGCTTATAGATGATGTAGTCTGCATCCGTGACGCCCGCCTCTTTCAGCTTATCCTTCAGTGCATACTCTTTTCGGGTATTATCCGCCTCCGTTTTAAGCCTTGCCGTCTCCACTTCATAATCTTTGACCTTCTGCTGCAGCTCTACGTTATCCGCATTATTTTTCTTCAGGTCATTGATTGTCTCACTGGCTGTGCTCAGCTCTTTTACTTTGTCATTGTAGTCCTGTTTCGGTACCGCGTGCTTTGGAAACTCCGCGTTGATCGCTTTCACGGCTGCCTCAACATCCAGTTTTCCATCAGTAATGACTGCTTTCTCTAAGATTTCTTTTAACCATTCCATCGTGCTTACCTCCATAGATTTTTATTCCCGCTCTCCGGGTATTGGGATCGTCCGGTTATACTCCCGGCAGAGTAGTGCCCAGTTTTACGCCTTGTGGCAGGGCATAAAAATAACACGCATCTCTGCGTGCTTACCGCTCGATCTTATCGCATTTCGTGCACCGCCGTACATAACCGAATCCCGGCTCCAGTGTTTGCAGTAGTGATGGCTGCACCGGTGCCGTCTGATCCACTTGAAGATTCCCGCTATGATCACCTCCCTGTTGTTGCGATATCGCAACGGATTATTTGACTTCAATGTCCGGAATTATTCTTTCCGGATAAAATACCAGCTCATAATGATACTTGTCCGTCCCTTTAGGCTCCGTCTGCTCCATCACGTAACAGGTCCAGTCATTCAGATAAATGTAGTCCTTATAATACTGATCCTTTCCAGTCTTAATCGTTACTACCAATTCATTTGACCTATTATTACTAAGTGCCATATACCCTTCTGCCTGAAGCATGATTGTATCTGTTCTTGCATTCGTAACCGTGATTTTGCGGTAAACATTAAATTCATCCGCGTCCTTTGACAGATTGTGATTCACTGTAGATGCCGTTGAACAGCCAGATACTCCCACAGCAAAGCAACACGCCATCATAAGTGCTAAAAGTTTTTTTCTCATAAACCTTAAATCTCCTCTCTCGAAAACGGGTACAAAAATACCACCAGCCTACTGACCGGTGGTATCTTTCAATTTATTTCGAATCTGTGTTTTATAATCTTCAATCCCATCGTATTCATCCCAGTTATAAGGTGGAAACGGTGCGGAGTACATCTCCTTCCATCTTGACCGAAGTTCTTTCAACTCTTCATCCGTCTTTAAATACTGTATTAACCCCATCCTCCGACCTCCTTATAAGCCTCATACAAATCTGGAAATAATTCTTTGATTTCCTTTAAACTGTCGTATTCCAACACCTCGATGCTGTTGATATTTGCAAAAAGTTCCATGCCTATATTAGCATCTGTACTCCAATACTCTGCGCTGTGTCCCGCAAACAAATACTCATTGAATTCTGCTTTACTTAACGCACTAATTATATCCGATAAAGCCATATCATATTCATATTTGCCTCCGTCAGAAAACCATTGTTTTACAAGATCAACATTATTGTACACCGTCCTCGATGCTCCTTCAATCGCTTTCTGAAATCTTGCATTTCTCCATGAATGATACTTTTTATAATCAATACGATGAGATGTTTCATGCGCTTGTACAAATGCTAAATCATATAACTCAAAGTTGGGGGCTTTTGAATTGTACATTATCACATCTTTCTGCATGTCATACGCAAATGCCACCTTTAAATCAGGATTTTCTTGATATACGGCTGTATCACTGAACATGATCATATCCAATACAGCCTTGTTCTCGTTTGCGGTGTTCGCTAATACTGATGTAAATTCATCATAAGCTTTTCTGATGATCTTATCTTTTATAACCGGCGCTTGTAGACTACTGCCTAGAAACTTTTTCTTCCAATCAGCATAGGTCATATTCTCCGGCACTTCGATGTTGTTGCCATCCGCATCCCTTGCAGCTCTCATCTGGCCTTCCGTTGGAGTATCCGGATAATACGGCACGTCCGTGCACCGGCAGAAGGGATGGAACGGAGGCATATTCTTTCCGGTTACTGCTTCAGATACCAGATAAATCTTACCATCTTTTTCTCCGCAGATACCGCAGGTCTTACTGTCCAGAGTGGCCAAAATCTGGTATTTCTCAACCCCATCCTCTTTATATCCGGCATGGGCGGCCTCACTCATCACGAACGAGCTTTCTGTGTGCAGAAGGCGGTAGGCATCGAACTTCTTGGCCTGCATCTTTTTGGCAAAGTCTTTTGCTAGGTTCTGTGGAGCAATTCCCTGAATCATCATGGTGGTCAGTGATTCCATGAGCTGACTCTGCAGGTGATCCTTCTGCTTCCAGAGCCTTGTGGAGAAATCCGCGCCATTGAATGGGTATTTAAGAAGCTCTTCGACTGTCCGAGGTTCAATCTGCGCAAACTCTGCGTGAAAGCCGTGATACCGGTCTGAATCGTACCAGATGCGGTGGTAAGTATCGGCATAGACCTCACTCATCATCTTCCCCGCATCCGCTTCATAATCGACCGCATATAGCTCCCGGAGAATCGCATCGACCTGTGCCTCCAGTGCCTGGTACCTCGTCATACGTGCCTTGATGGACATATTGTTAACCTTCTGGTTGTACTTGCCAATGTTCTGCATCACAAGGTCAATATACTCACGTAGCTCTCCTATTTCGGCTTTACTGAGGCGTTTCTGTGCCTCCGCATATGTGAGTCCGTTCTCTTCTGCATACTGCCAATAAAAGCTTTCTACAGTCTTCTGAAGTTCTCTCTTTGCCTGGTTGAATTCCTTTTCCAGTTTTGTGAAATATTGATTTACTGTAAGTTCGCCAGCTTTATAGGCTGCTTCCTGCCTTTTCTGCCAGTAGGCCATTAATCATCACCGCCTCCACCGTCTGGATCGTCGATAGGGTCATTCTTCGGGAACATCTGCGAAATTTCTTCTGCTTCTGAATCTTCCTTCTGGATCATTTCCATCTCCTTTTCCGGGTCTTCCACCCACGGATGATGATCCACAATGGTCTCGTCTGAGATGATGCCCTTGCTCTGTGATGCAATCTGTGCAAGCTCCTGGTCATTCTTCACACTGGTTCTTGTCCAGGTCTGGACAATCGTGTCATCCTTGATTGAGATGTCACACAATCGGCAGATGCAGCGGATGAAACTTCCGAAGCCTGTTTTAAACTCCGTTTCCTGCAGTCCTGCCTTCTGCTCTATCAAGGAGTACAAAAACTGCAGTGCAACGCCAGAACTGTTCCCGAAGTTCTGCGGATCCGGATCGATCCCCATGCCCTGCTCAAAAATGCATTTTCTGGTAATATCAAGCAGCTTCTCCCTGGCCTCCACCGGCAATTCAATCGTTAAAGTCGAAACGCCTGAATGGTCGCCATCTCCATCGTTATCAATCTGTATCGCTTTGTAGTCCTTCAAATCCCTCAGGAACTGGCCTAAATCCGCACCGCCATAATTGGTCAGTATAAAGATTACCTCCTGGATGTCTTCCAGGTCATTTACAAACCCGCTGAATACTTTACAGTAGGTGTCAATCAGCGGCTTGATGTTCTTTAAGTCGTTGGTATCTTTGTTGTTGTTGAAAAAAGGAAAGAATGGAACCTCACCGACTCCATGCCGATAAGTGTTCGAGTACTCACAAAACGAAGGATCAACCAGGAACATTTGATGCGGCATCAGCTGCCCAATCTCGTCTCCGGCTTTTAATCGATATGCAGCGCATTCAGTTTCGTTCCAGTATTCGTAAATCGTGTAAGCATCGCCTGTTTCTTCGTCAAGGTCCTGGTAACTTCTGAATACGCCCAGCAACTCTTTTTCAAGGCTCTTAGTCCAGATCGGAATAACCTGCTCGGCCGGAACCACCGCATATTTCCAGACTCCTTTTCCATCCTTCCACACATGCAGCCAGCCAACCGTGCAATTGGATGCCTCGATGCATAGGTCCTTGCAAATCTTCGCATATTTGTCCCCAAGAAACTTTGAAAGCTTTTTGTTCTCCTCTTTTTCTCCGAGGTCAAAGATTGGAGGTGCCGTGAACATGTAAGCAGCTTTCTGATCGACTAACATGCCGTGGAAGTTAAATGGAATCCGGTTATCTGCATTTCGGAGTGGTTTTTCTTTTTTCTCTCGTTCTTCCTTCAACGGCGGGAATAAAATATCTGTTTCGTTTTCGTAGTACCGCCTCGCTACTTCAGCCTTCGCCATAAAATCCGAATGCCCTACCTGATACTTCCGTATCAGCTTCTTAATCACTTCAATGTCCATTCATATCGCCTCACTTTAATATCCGGATGCCGCCACCCCTGCGAATAATCGTGTAACAAAAGTACCGGAGAGCATCGAGCGCATGATCATGTTCTTTTACCGGTTTGTCTTCTCCGTGTTCCGATGCCTTTGCATCCCAGATATAGGATGCAAACTCTTTAATCAGATTCTCACAGGCTTTATCAACAAAAATAGAACCCGAAAGCAGCAAGGTTGCTACAAATCGGATTCCATCCAAAACATCATTCTTTGCTTTTTTAACTTTGTATCCGTCTTTCTCCAGCTGCGCCTTGAACGAAGCAGCAGCAGGATCCAGAATCACCGCCCGAACCTTTTCTCCGGAAAGCCAAGCGGTCAAATCATCCGAAAACTCTTTATCCGTTTTCTGCCGGCCTTTATCGCGGCCGGAATAGTAATACTCTCTGCGGCAGTACCATTTCTTGTCGGCTCCCTTACTCCACAGCAGAAAGGCCGTCGGGTTCTGGGTACCATAGTCACAACTGACGTACTGGTCGCCCATCCAGAACTCGTGACCGGTTTTCTGCCGGTATTCCTCTGCAATTGCCTCTGCATCAACTACGTTTTTGTCCTGGCTGAACATGTCGTAGATGATGCCCTCAGCCATCGCCCAGAGTCCTAAGATATACCGCTTGAAGAAAACGCCGGAATACATGCTCCGGTATCGTGCTTTGATTTTTTGCGACAGACTCAGGTTGTCATCCATCGTGAAATGGATATACAACAGGTTCTTGTCTTTGCGCCGGTCGATCCAGTTAACCTTGAACCAGTGATAAGGTCCATCTGGGTTGCAGTTAAACCAGTACTTAGAACCCTCTACAGAGCATCGGCCGGTTGCCTGGTTAACGAATGACTCGGGCATCAACGCAACCTCATCACAAAAAACTCCTGCCAGGGTAATACCCTGAATCAGGTCCTGACTGCGTTCGTCCTTACCACCGAAAATGTAAAAGTAATTCGTTACATTCTTTCGGGTGATCTCCACTAGATTGTCAGCCCGATGGTCCGCCACTTGATAGCCTCGGCTCTTGAGCATCAGCTTCAGCCAAAACAGAACATTTCGCCGGAAGGAACCAATTGTCTTCCCGCACATGGCGAAGTTCTGGCCGTTGAAGTTCTCCATCGCCCAGAACACGAACGAAAGAGACATACAAACCGTTTTACCCGAACGGATGGCTCCATCTGCAATAACACCATCATAGTCCTTCACAGGGCTTTTCTGCATCCACCAGGTAAGAACCTGCTTCTGTCTTTTCGAGAACGGCTGGAATTTAAAGACCTGGACCTTTGCAGTAATTCCGCGCCGGTCTTTCATGGCATTCACTTTTTCTCGCATGTCGGTGATGCGCTGCTTAATCGTCATCCGCATCACCCCACAAGTTACTAGCCTCGGCATTCAGTGCGTCAATAAAGCCATCGTCCTCGACTTCAGTCTCCTGACCTCCCAGTTTCAATGCCGCCAGGTCAAGTTTCATCATCTCGATTTCAAGGCGGGCATCATCCACACCATAACGGTGCAATGCGTCGATGGCAGCCTGCTTCCGCCCCTGCACACGGGTCAGCGCAGCCTCGATGTTTTGGATCTGTCCCAAAACGCCCTCATATTCTCCTAAATCTGATATTTTCCCCTTTTCTATACCAGCCTTATATCCCGTTACCGTCATGCCCGGCGGGATCTCTATCTCATATCGGTTATCCTTTACCGGCTCTTCTCCCGCTTTGCGGAGTGCTTCAATCCGGTGCAACATACGACGTTCCCGGACTGTCAGAAGCTGTATCTCCTGCATGAGGAGCTTCTGCTTGTCCTCCGGGACCGCCTGTGCAAGACGCTGTTCCTCTGGATCCAGGCAATCAAAAAGGAGAGTTTCAAACTCTCCCGTGGTGACTGCATTCTTGTTTTTCTCCGGAGCCGCACCGCCTCTGTTCCCGGCAGCGTTCTTGTTTCCTGGCTGACCGCCTTTCCGTTTCGCAACGTTGCGTTTCTTTTGCAACGTTGCATTGTCCCAGTCATATCTATTTTTCCAGCTTCGGATTGTCCCTTCCGGGATTTCCAGAAGCTCAGAAATCTCAATAAGTTTCTTACCTTCCAGGAACAGTTCTCTGGCCTGTTCCATTCTGGCGTCCGGCGCTCTGGCCATGCACCACCACCTCTCATTCGTGTTTGTTTTTGGAGATAAGAAAAGAGCCACACGGGGCGACCCTTTTACTTTTCATATGCCTTGCGCGTTTCTTCCAACATATCAATCCACCCATTAAATCCTTCGATAATAGCTAAAGCAATGGCAAAACCGGCCACTTTACTAACCGCCCAGCTACTGTTGATATAATTCAGAAAATTGGCAATGGCACAGTACCAATAAAAAGCTCCCTTAAACCCATTTGCCGTAGCCAATGCACGATGATTTTTTTGTTTTCGTCCATCCCACAGTCCCCATCCAATTACCACTGGTACAACTATGTAGGTTAAAATAAATCCAACATCTAACATTCTTCATTTTCTCCTTTTTTCTCATGATACCACCTGGTACCGCAAAAGAAAAGCACCCGTTTCCGGATGCCATTCTCGAAAGGATATTATTATTATGAATCACAACGCAAGTGGATCGGCGTGTTGCTCCGCCAAACAACCGCCAAATTGCCGCGGCAGGAATCGAACCTGCACATACTCCCTGCGGAGTGCTCTACCATTTAAGCTACGCTCGCACTACACACATCTTGCTGGCAGTATGTCTCGAGTCTTCGCTAGACACCCGTGCACAAAAGCGCCCGCTGTCAAGATCTAGCCGTGCAAGCCAGCTGCTCTAACCGACTGAGCTACGCCCCAAGGGGTTCCCCGCCGGGACCATCTTCCAGCGGGGTTGAAGTACATACGGAGGAGTTTTCCGTCATCGTGAACCGTCCACATTCGCCGTCACACGAATGCTTGATACCATATTAGCACCTTTCATCGGGACATTGAGGGACATTTTTAATTTTTTCAAAAAATCTTTGTCTCCGTTTCTTCACGCTCTCGTCCGTATACTTCTTTCTGCGGTTTGGGAACATCCGATTCATCCGGTACGCTACCTTCGGATCACTCAAACCATCTATAAAATACAATCTGAACATAATCCGCAGTTCTGAACTCTGGATCGTCTCTATGTACTCTTCTGCCTGAGTAGTCAACTCCAAAAGTTTCGTCTCTTTTGCAGCCAGCAACTTCCTGTATCTCTCTCTGGCTTTCTGCTTTCGACAATAGACCGGGTCCGGAATACCAACTATCTTGATCGGACCTATCGTTAAATCCGCCCTGCTTCCTTTTACTGTGTCCGCCACAATCGGCGGATTTTCCAGGAACTTGTCCAGTTCCCGGATGCGTCTTCTAATATCTTTTATCTCTTCCATGACTTCGCAATACTGCAGCAGCACCTTTTTCTCCAACGGTACCACCTCCCTCTATTTTACTTCACAAGCCTTCAATGCCTATCACTTCCCTTATTTCTGGCATTCTGCCATTATTTTATCATGGCGGGGTGGGAGGGGTTCTCTGCACGTTTGGATTTTTGGGGGATAGATCCAAAAAGAGTTGTTGCTAGCCTTTCCTATCAACAACTCTTTCATCATAGAATTTAAATATAGCCTCTTTTTATAACAAAATTATTATTTCTTTTTCTTATTTGCAATTTTTCTATATTTCTTACCCTCTGGATATGCCAAATCCCAAACTTTGTCCCCTAATTCAACCATTTGTTTATACATAACACCAAAATCTTCCGCATACTGAGACCATACTTCCATTAAAATATATTCATCTTTTGTTTTTTGATATTCATTAGACATTTCTCTTATCTTTGGTGCTAAACCATAATAGATTTCATCAATTTTATATATAATTGAAGCTTCCTCTTTTTTTAAATGTATCCATCTATATTTCCTTGGTGGATGAATATTTTTAAATTCCAAAAAAACTTCTTCATTTGGGAACATAAGCGATGATAGTAGCGAATACAACTTTGAATAAAAGTCCTTAAATCTTTCAAAAAAAAGTGTTCTATCACGTTCTCTATCTTTAATTCTATATAATTGTGTTACAATTATACTACTAATAATCCCACTTATCACTCCTATAATAAGGCTATATTCAATTTCATTCCAACTCATTTTTGTTTTCCCTCGTACACTACACTGTCAATAAAACATATTATGTTATTTTATAAAAAACTCATGACATATCATACACAAATTAAAGCATACATCATCTGATATATGCTTTAATCATCCATAGGCTCTTTAGCCATCTTTAAAATCTTTCTCGCAAAAAAACTTACAATAGCAACCAAAATCAATGTTCCAAGTACGAAATAAACTGTAGGATATTTTGATAAAAAAGCATACGCCACATTGCTAAATCCTTCGCATTTTATGTAATACGCCCAACATGAGAAAATAAGCACAGATATTAGCACAAAATCGCACCACCAAATCAGCGGATACTTCTGAACCAAATTTGCATTTATGTTTTTTGAAGATTTTATATTTAACCCTGTTAATTTTGCTACGAAAAACATAAAAACAAACACCAAATTCATGATACAAAAACACCAAATCGTTCCAACTATCATAAGTTTCGTAACTGGAATATCCTTTACACCTTCAAAGATATTGTCTAACGAGCTAATACCCCCAAACACAATAAATGACAACGCAGTAAAAATAGCAACCAATGAAATTAATTGTCCATTAACTTCTTTTGACAATTTATTTCCCTCAACTTCCATTTTTTGGCTCACTATTTTTGTGTAATCTTCATCCGTCATTTTAAACAATGCCATCTGTCGTTTAGCTAAATTCATGTGATCCCATAACTTTAAGGCTGTTCGTTTAGTTCTCTCATACGGATTTCTTTGATATTTACGATCTGTTTTCCACGGATGATCTATTTCAAATTGGTTACCATACATATAATTAATTACACTGTCTAAATTTGTTTGCATTATTCCAAATTCTTCTTCTTTATCCAAAGAAAAGATATAATTTGTAATATTAGTGTACAGCAGCCTATCTTCTTTTATGATATAATCATGCAATCTATCGAAAAAAACATTTGCTTCAAATTTTTTCGAATCCTTAAGCAGCTCATTACACAAATTGTCAACCGCCGCTTCCATTTCTTGAATATAATTTGAGGTTGAATCCGATTGCTTTTTTGTATCTTTATTCCATTCAATCATTTCTATTCCTTTTCAAAATATTGCTGTATATCTTCTTTCTCAATAACATTATTGCAATATTTTTCATATGCCTTAACCCACGGATCTTGATTATGTGTAATTTCCACTAAAGCAGATGCTGTATAGTGTGCACATTGATCTACCATTTCATTAATTATTTTTCTGTCTTTTTTTAATATCAGCTCATCCGCATTCATGCATACAGCTCTAGGAATATCTGCACTACCGAAAATTTTGAATTCATGATATACCTCTGGAACAACTGGTCCAAAATCCCATGCCTCTATTTCTTCGCTAAAACATGGTTTACCTGTATTAACAAGGAATTCCGCTTGAACAAAGTATAAAATCTTTTGTAATTTCAAATTACTAATCGAATATCCTTGCCGTTTGCAATACCAAATAATGTACCTTGCAACATCCACTGCGCTATACATAACATATCCCTCCTGCTCATAAAGCAAAAAACTTGAATATAATCATCCTTACATTCAAGTTTTTCATTCTCTATTAACCTTATGATAGCTATAGTATATGTCATATTGCACAAAAAGTCTATTGACATTTTAGATAGTTTTTGTGTTGATTTTTCGTCTTTTTTATTTTTTTACTTATAAAGAAGCCTCCACCTCCCCATTAGAGGTTCCCTGTATATCCATTTTATTCCGAACTTTTCCTACGCGAACTTCAACTGCCCGCCCGCATCCTCGCCCAGGCGATCCGCCCGGCAATTTGGCAGCCGCTTCGCAACGCATCTTCATCGCCCGCCGAATGCCAGTCACAAAACTCGTCATACCAGCAGTTCCAGCACGCTCTGTTGCATTTTTCGCTCATGATTCATCCCCTCTTTTCTGCATATCCGATTATTTCCTCGCCATCAAGGATCATGCTATACTGCCCATCTATATTTTTACTCTCCATCCACCAGAGAAAAACATCTTCTCCCGTTTTCCAGATCGTCGTCTTTCCTTTTGCATGGATGGCATCCAGCATCTTGTCAAACGCCCGGATATATGCCCGCCGATATGTTGGAAAGTCAGCAAACTCTTTCTCTCTGCTCTTGACTGCCATTGGGCAACCAATGCACCCCACACGGTAATATCCCATGTCGTATAGAGGATTTCTTTCTCCGCATTCTGTATTATAAAATTCCCATATATCCCGATCTTCCCAGTCTAAAATGGGATTTACTATCATACTCGCCCGCATTTCGCAACGCTCTACGATCAAGCGTTCCTGCGCGTTTTCATCTAATGTCCGCATTTTTTTTGCAAGTTTATAATTACTTGGCTCGATTTCTTGTCTGCCTTGCCTTTTTTTGCTCTCAGCCCATCTGACGCCGGTTGCGACAAATCGGTTGGGGGTGTTCCCCTCCTTAAATACCGCACAGCAATACCGAGCTACCCGCGTCGGCGGAAGTAATTTCTTTGGGATTAGTTGCCACATCGTGAGCGGCGGGTATTTAATTGTCGCTTTTATCCCTTGCTCTTCAAGCTGCCTAAATCTTTTTCGGATATGGTACACCGTCGGCGGCGCGTCCACTGTGGTATGGGAATTTAATACCTCAAAGGGTACTCCTGACCGTTTAAATAATTCTAGCATCACGTCACTATCCTTGCCGCCGCTGTATGTGCAAATCAAAGGCTGCTTATAGTGATACAGCGACAATTCAGACGCCATCCTGATTCGTTCTATTGCTTTCTTCTCCAAGTCCATCTATTTCACCTCATCTTCCGCTCCTTAACATGCAAAATAACAATTCGACCATTGACCGCTTCCGGCGACCGTCAAAACACTTGATGGCGATCGCCAGTTTCCATTTATCCAGGTTCCCATCCAGCGGTGTCGGATTCTGAAATTCATCTTCGAGCATTCTCGTTTTTGGAATAGCCACTATGATTCCGTATTCTGTCGACGATCCTGGATCGATACTGCGGATATGTGCGTCAAGTGCCCCGCTTAGATAATCCTCTTTAATGTCTTTATAGCACTGCATCGTGGTTACTATGTAATTCTTTTCTCCGATGAAATTCAACCCATTCCCGCTATATACATCTGCCTTGCAACTCTTGATTTCGTAACAGATAAAGATTCCCTTTTCGATGTCCGATATATTACGCTGTCCCGCTGGCTGGAATAACATATAGTCGATCCGGCGATGCGTCCGTGCTGAGCCCGGATCGATGTTTACCTCTTTCGCCCAATGTTTTCCCAGCCCACTTAAATACTGCCGTTCCAGCAACTCGCCAAGAAATTTTGTCGTTTCCTTTCTATCCATGCTATAACCTTTCCGATACCTTCTTCGTGATCGCATCGCAAGCCATATCCCAGCCTTTCGAGAAATTGTCCGACGAATCACATCCTCCGGTTTCTTTGATGATTTCCAAAACGTCTTTTTTGGAGATCGGCTCGTTTTTCAGAAGCTCCATAACCCGCTCATTTTCCTCTTTTGTGCCGCAGCGGATAATGATATCATAAGTCTCATCATGAGCACTCCACGTTCCGTCGTTATTTGCTATCAACCGCATTCTATTACCTCCCAAATCCATGTTTCAGGGCGCACATCGTGCATACTGCTATCGCCCTTGCCTTCTCCTGCTCCGGTCTATACCAGCACGCCGCCCCGCATTCCGGGCACTTAACTATCTTCCAGCCTTTGCGCCCATTTGGCACGTTTGCCACTAGCGGCATCATGAGATAGCCACCAACTTCATCTGGTTTTCTTGGTGTTATCTTTATCTCCATCATTCCTTCCACCTCCCCAGCAGCCTCATATATCTGCTTATCTCTGCCAACGTTTTACGGCGATACGCGTAGAAATCGTCCTCGCCCGCCGGTATCTGCCGCCCCATCCGCAGGAGTGTCCGATATCCGGAGCCACTGGTAATCGAATCATATATTGCTATTTCCAGCCCTGGAGCTGCAGAGATCGCGCATTGAAGAATAATAAGCCGTTCCTCTGCAGACGCTTTCATACAGCGCTCCCGGGTCTTCTCCTCATCGCTTTTCAACATTCCATAATCCGCATAAGTCTTATAACGCGTTCTCATGCAGTTCTCCTTCTCCTTTCCGCCTATACCGACATTTCTACCGCCGATCCAGAATCTTCCCGCGGTAATACATCGCCAATTCCGCGTATGTACTGCTGCTTCCGTCGGATGTCCGAACTAGATACCTATGCTTGCTGATTACCCGAACCGTCCGGCGCACGGTCCGCACCTCGCCTTTGGTACGTGTGTCGGCAAGCAACATCACTTTGAGCTTCTCCCCGACCTGCACCCGGCTTCTGGTTCTCTCCAGCTCATCCGCCCAGATGCCGTCTACCATCCGGCGATCATCTGGCTTGTCCAGTTCCTCGTCGTTTTCCTCCTCACCTGCACGCGTCAGCAGGTAAACCGCTTTCTGGCCGCGCGCACCGTCACCCTCCTGAATCAGTTCGCCCAGAGCACACATTTTCTTCACCGCAGCCCTGGTTCTCTCCAGTTCCTCGCCAATCGCTTCCGAAAGCTCCCGAAGGGTATTTCTCTTGCCGCCCCGAAGCTGCTTCTTGATGGCTGCCCGGCGTTCATCCATGCTTTTCATCGTCCTCTAACTCCCTTCATCCCGTACCGGGTTCCACAGCGCTTCCAGCCTCGCCCTGCGCCGCTGCGCCCACCATGCCCCACACCATCGCATCGTAGTCGTAACCATGTTCTTCCAGGTTGTGGAAGCGGTTCTTCTTGGCGACTTCGGCGGCCCCATCCTGCCTCTGCGGATTCTTTTCTCTCCTGCCCCAATTTCTAACCGCTGCTTTCCAGTCCTTCATGCGATTCTTACCGACCATCCAGCCGTTACTGGTGTAAAAGTCAATAAAGCGTGCTGCATCCACGTTCGTGTAACCCATTTCCCGGCAATATTCACTCACATTCTCCAGGGTGGGAGGCGCGAAGCGCTTTTCTTTAACACCATCTATGGTGTTTTCTTTTAAATCATTATCATACTCATTATCATTATCAGCTTTTTTTGCTTTTTCAGAAAAGCATTTGCTTTTTTTGCTTTCCTCCGAAACCATTTGCTTTTTATCAGAAGCATTTGTTTTCGGTCTTCCGCCTTTCTTTCCTGCTTCCGATCTGGCTACACACGCTTCTTTGTAGCGCTGGCTGTCCGCATCCAGCTGCTGTTTAATAAGCTCGAATACAAACGCCAGCGCCGGATCCTGCGGAACAGCATCCGGGTCTTTCTGATAGGCGTAGATCGCTTTAATGAGTTCGCCCGCCTGCTCGTTGCTCATCTTTTCGATGGCAGCGCCCCAGCTCTCATACATGACAAAAGATTTCTTATCGCTCATCCAAGCCCATCTCCTTCCCCGCCTGCCAGTCCCGGTAATAGCAGATCCATGTATCCAACAGCAGAGTAATGATTCCACCGCGAATCTGCGCTTTCAGCTCATCGAAAATATCATCCGAATACATCCGCTGGAAGTTCTGCAGGTACATGGACACCCGCCACGGCTCATAGTTGCGCCGGTGCATTACCACCGGAATCTCGCCCGCCCTGGCGTCCCTGGAGGACTGTTGCAGCGCTTTCCGGAGTCTCAGGTCTTCCACTCGTTTTACTTCGATATGTACATTCGGCAGCCCAATCACGTCCGCATCGCCGGAAGTACCGCAATACTGCTGACCCCGGCGACAGTTATATCCATAGTCCTGCAGGATGCCCGCAAGTTCACGCTCGCCGCGCTTTCCTTTCTCTCTCTGCATCTTCCCCATCCTGTCCTCCGTCCCTGAACATACTAATCTGTCCATATATGCCCTTCGGCTCTTTCCATCCCGTCGCAAATTTAAGTGCTCCCGCCTGTGCTGCGCGGATTGCCTGCACGCGGCGATCTTGCCGCTTAGACCAGCGCTTGGCATCTGCCCGCCCCGCATCCGTTGTCTCCGGCAGGTAATAGCCCTTGCCATCGTCACGGGTCAGAATCGCATAATCAAGCCGCAGAATCTCTATTCCCTTGCGGAGCATCCGATCGCTGCATCCGAGGCGCTTGCACAGCTCCCTGCGGGTCTGTGCGTTCTTATGTCCTACACCCAGCGCATTGTATAAAGCACCGGTAAAGATTTCCATTTCTGTCAATTTCTTGTCCGACAAATCTCTTCCTCCTTCCGGAGCGGGAGGGTCGGTCTCCCTCCCAATAAACCAATGGCATCCTGTAAAGGTTGGTAATATATAACACGGTAAGGCGTGCCAGGATGCTGTCTACGGGTTGCTATGTACAAGCCCTGCGGCTGTTGTACCGTTATAAATAACTCTTGCCAAACTCGGCAATAAACTGCTCTCTGGTGCCAATATGCTCCTCGTAATAGGTCTGAGCCTTCCGCTTCAGACTTTCATCAAATCTCTGGTCCATGTGCACACTGTACGGCGTCATGTTATGCCAGTCTGGGCGGAGCGGAACGATAAAGCCATATGCCTCCGATCTGCTCCGGTTGGCTCCATTAAATACATGATGGATTGCTACGTTGCTACTTCCAGTGATGATGCAGTGCCCCAGATCAGCCGTCAAAACACTATGTAGTCTTTTCATCTTTTCTCCTGTTCTGCTCATACAGCTGTTTCATACGCTCCAGTTCTTCCGGCGTTGCCGTCTCAATACCAAGCTGCTTGCATTCGCTTATCAGGCCGTCCAAGAGATGCGCCATTTCAGCACTATCATACCGGCTGGAACCTTTTAGCATAACGTAGGTTCGATAATTTATTCCGTCTGTTCCTTCGATCACCTGCGACGTTGGCTTCAGATGAAACACTTCTCGCTCCATTACATCATTTTCAGCTTCGTCTGTATCGGGAATCCTCACATAGTAACGGGAGCCTCCTACTATTTCCACTTGGCCGTAATCCCGTAACATTGTATTATGTGCCCGAGGTTTTGAGATTTTACGGTCTTCCGCTAATTTCGATAGAAGCACCCAGTAATACGCATTCGCATCCAAGCTCCGTTTGTCGCGCCATTGTTTAACCGTGATCCGCAATACTTTGTCCTTGATTTCGTCGATGGATGCCGCCACATCTGACTCAAATTCGAATGTCAGCCGCAGCCGCCCAGTCTTCCAATCCCTTGACACATCTATTAAAGTTCCTTTGCTCTCCACATTTAATCATCTCCGTACTTTGCCTTCAAAGCATTCAGCATGGTTCCTGCTTCATTTCCTGTAAGACTATCCCATGCACGATTATTAGATGCAAGCCAATACTCCATATCTACCTTATGCTTTTTACCTAAATTCTTAAGGGTCTGTATCTGCGCTTTGCTTGCTAAAGGCTCGTCCCCGGGAATAACATTGTCAAATGGCTTCTGTTCCTCTTTGAGCCACAAATCAAAACCAAGTCCAGTGTGAATTGCCACACACTTCACAAACGAACGCGTCATGCTATTCCAGACACGCTGTTGATTCATGCTGTTGTCCTTTACAGGATTGCTTCCGTTCATGACCGGTGACTGCATGATGTATTCCTTGCCATCAATTACAACTCTGATGCGAGTTTCGTAGCAACGATTTCTAATTCCGCTCTTATCTTCAAATTCAAGATCAGTATAATAAAGGCTTCCGCCTGTTTTGGGGTTTGGAATTGGTTCAAAATAAACCTCTTCTGCTCCGTATTCGCGCAGAATGTCAATGCACTTCGCCCAATTTAAATATTTAATTCCTTCTCGTTCCATGCAATATCGAGATATGTCCACTTTTCTGAGTTCACTATATGGTTTCAGCATGATCTTCCTCCTTAATCCAGTTGCCAGAGAAGAAGAACTCAACAAAGAGTTCTTTATCTTCCTGCGGCAGTTCATCCAGATGATTCTTCGCGTATTCGAACGCCTCTGCATCGTTCACTGCCTTTCCGGCTTCTGGCGTAAACATCATTCCTTTATACATTCTTCTGTCTTCCTCCAACAGCACCGCAGCAGTCACATCTTTCCAGCATCCTGTAACTCCTTTTTCTTGTTCGCAAGCTCTTCTAAAAGTCTATCCGTACTACAACCAATATAATTAGTACTGAATGTCCAATATTTATAGCAACCAGGGTACCACCCATCGGGATATACACGAATATCCAAGCAACCATTAATGTGTCCATTAAACGTAAAGAACGCCGTAGGCTTGTTTCCTGTAACACTCTGTTCTCTTGCATGCGTGGTATTGATCTCCAACACCATCTCCAGCGCCTCATGAATCTTCTTCCTGCGCATCTTCTCAATTTTCTTTGCCAGTCTCTTCTTCATCGGAATCCTCCTCCCGTGCTGCTTCCACAGTTGCAAGAAATGCTATATAGAAATCTGCATACGCTTTCTCCAGCTCTTCTCCCGAAAAATACGCTTTCAGAATCGGCACTGCCATTCCTGCCAGGGCTCCCGGAAGAATTGAACGTTTAACATCACCGATGATAAACGCCTCTGAATTACCGATTGCATCCTCCTGGATCGTGGCACCAAGGATCATATCCCCCTCCAGCTCCATCGGCTCCCTTTTGCCTTTAATTGTTGCTTTTACCATTGCATCCTCCCGAATCTCTTGATATAATCAAGCTGTTAATATTTTTATTGATTTGACCGTTCAGCTCTGCCAAGCTGGCGGTCTTTTTCTTTGGTTTCCCATAACCGGTGTACCGGCTGGCATTCAGCAGTGCACCGGCTCTGTTCGTTCCGTTGGTTCTTCTACTCATGAGCTTCTAACCACTCCTTCCCTTTGCAGATAACTCCGAGCAACTTTGCAATGTCTTCACCCTTATAGGCTTCCTCTTCTACTTCGAGATATCCGATGAGATAATGCACACACGCTTTGACACGTAATGCATCATCCCTGTAATCATCCTTTGGTTCGAGGATTTCACTAGGCATTCCCTCAACGATTCTTCTAATTTCTTTTGCCATCTTCTTTGCCTCCTAATGCAGTACCAAGAGCGCCCCGGTCGCGATCCCTGCAATCGCCGACATCACTACCGACACCTCTGCCATCAGATGCAGATGCTTGTCCTTCTGTCTCAGCTCCGCTTCCAACGTCTGGATCATCTGGTTGCGCTGGCTCCGCAGGTTCATACACTCGATATTTCTTTCCTCTCTCATCACGCTTCCTCGCTTTCTTCTTATAATCTTTGCACGGGTATTCCCGATCGGATTCCATACACCGTCAGCAACTCCGGCAGGTCTTACACGACTTTTCTTTCATTTTCATATTTCGCAATCACATTATTGCGAATCTCCAGAAGCCGCAGCACATACGCCCCAGACACCTTCCACGGCGCAGATTTAAGATTATGGAGCGTTGACAGCGATACTCCCAGCTCACCAGCAAGTTTTTCATTTGTCCAACTGGTTCGAATCTTAATTTCGTTTATCCAATCCGCCGTGCAATAGCTCCATGATGGCTTTTTCTTAAATGCAGTTCTTTTCATCCCTTTCACCTCCCTTCTACTTGCCAGCTTTACCCCAACAGTTCACTCACAGGAACTCCCCCATTGTCTTTTCTCTCTACTTGCCCTATACTGAATTCATAGGCTTCCATCAAAGTCTAATTACACTAGAATGGAGAATTTCATGAAACAATTTTTTCAACATATCATCGCTGAATACCCTATATCCTTCGAATCTCTGATTATATGGGTCAAACTTATTCTTTCAACCGCCATTTCCTATGTAATGGGGCGATATGCTTCAAATAATCCCCGACACAAGGCAATCAATCAAGAGCAACTTGAAAAGGTATATTTACCATTGTATAAACTTCTTTTTGTTCAAGACATCTCAAAACTTGACTGCCAAAGCTTAATAAAACTTTCAAACCGAATGCAGATTATTTTGCGCAAACACTATGAACTGGTCTTTCCTCAACTGCATCAGCTTACCGAAGACTTTCATCAAGCACTACTATTAAAGCAAAATCATCAAGAAATACTTCGCCAAATCAAATATCAAGTTTATGTAGATTATGAATCTCTAAAAAGGAAACTTGGATATCCACATATTAATGCTTTCGAATTGTTTAGGCGAAAAACACTCATTGATAAGATTCGTACTATTTGGGGATATTTGTTTCTTCTGTATTTATTTCCAGGCGCGTTTCTTAGCGCCGCATTCTCTCCCGTGACTTGGTCGTCTCTCTTGTTCTATTGTATTGGATTTTGTATTATTTCTTATATTGGTGTACAACTTGGATCTAAAAGTTTTTAATCAGCTCTTCCCAAAGTCCATCCCATAAAAATTCCATACAAACTTGCTGGCAAATCTCCGTATTCCGAACGAATCATTAATACGGAGAGCGCAAGCAAGAAAAATATCACGCCCTTTTTCACTTTTCCGCCTCCCTTCTGTCTGCTTGGTTCATCCCAGCAGCTCACTCACAGGAACTCCCATCCGTTCAGCCATTGCACTATTTTCTCTATCAAGGAAAATACGTTCTTTAGAATCTATAGAGATCGTTTTCAGTTCCATCCTCTCACCTACTCCAACAGATCCTCGATCGCTACGCCAAGATAATCCGCCACTTTCTGAACCTTGCGGATGCCGGGTTCACTCTCGTTCCACTTACTAACACTTCTGTTGGAAAAACCTAAGTCTTTTTCCAGTTTCCACACCGACACACCTTTTTTCTCACAAAGTGCCTTAATTTTATCGAACAGCATTTTTTACCTCCTATTATTTTGAGAGAAAATATTCTCATTCTCATATTGACATTTATGAGAAAATATTCTATTATACAGATAGATAATATGAATATATTCTCCTATACCCAGTCTTTTAAATTGGCGTTTATCGACTGCATTTTGTGCTACGAGAATGTTTTCTCTTTACACACCCTACTATACGAGAATATTTTCTTTTTGTCAATACTTTTTCGAGATTTTTTTCTCGTACAAGAAGGGAGAATATTATGACTCTAAAAGACCGCGTAAAAAAACTTGCGCAAGAACGCGGTATCAGCTTGCCCGCGCTCGAATCAGAACTTGGTTTTGGCAATAGCACTATTGTAAAATGGGACAAGTCAACCCCTAACGCAGACAAGCTAAACGCTGTCGCCAAATATTTCAATGTCACTATGGATTATCTGCTAAACGGAGAAACTAAAGATTCTCTTACCCCAAGGGATGAACGAGATATTGAGAAAATACTCGACCAAACAAGAGAACAGCTACTCTCCCAGGAGGGCTTAATGTTCGACGGTGATCCCGCCAGTCCCGAAGCAATCGAGTCGATTCTATCCGCAATGCAAATCGGTATGGAAATGGCGAAAAAGAAAAATAAAGAAAAGTACACTCCTAAAAAATATAAGAAGGAATAGCTTATGGATATTAAGAAAAGGGTCAACGCGCTGGTGCGTAAGCATCAGACCAGGAATCCTTTTGATATTATCCGCGGTCTGAATGCCATCGTGGTATTCGCTCCGTTAAGTGGAGTCCGTGGATTTTACCAATATTTTCAGCGAAATAATATCATTTACATAGATGAATCGCTTCCAGAGCACGAAAAAACATTTGTTTGCGCCCATGAACTCGGGCATATGTTGCTCCATAAAAAAGCCAATGCATTATTTATGGATAGTAGAACTCACCTAAACACTCATCGTTACGAGGTGGAAGCAGATATGTTTGCAATGGATCTCTTAATCGATGATGATATGATTGCTGAATATAAACCATACACCGTAGATCAGATATCCCACTTACTGGGGTATCGTAAGGAATTAATTGAATTAAGATTAAAATAGCTTCGGTATTTTAATAAAACAAAAGAAAAGAGGATATGAGTATGAACACTCCATCTGAACCACAAGGGTATAATTTTAAAACACCGTGGTACTTTAACACACGCCTTATCTGTGTACTCTTCGCAACTTGGTTTTTATACGGAATTCCTTTAATAGTCGGAATTGTACTACTTATTTTTAAAACCAAGCATGACAAAAAAATCGACGCCCAAATAGCAGATTTATCACAGCGCTACGCAGATGCTCAGGCATTATTAACCCCCGAACTATTAGATGCCCATAAGTTTCAGCTTTTGGTTAATTCTCTTCAGGAGGAAGAAAATAACCTTACTCAAAAACTGGATGGTATCAACAAAGAATTAGATGAAAAGAAAAAGCAGTTAGTATGCATGGACGAAGAAATACTTGTACAGGAATTTGGACTCTATACACCTCAATATGATTTTGCTTCGGCTCTTGATTATAAAGAAGAATTAGCCAAAATCCGACAGACTCAGAAAGATCTTATAAAAGAGAAAAAAGCTGTTCTCGGCAGTACTGAATGGACAGTCAACAACAGTAAAGCCAAAGGCAAAAAAATGGTATCTGATACTCAAAAATTGCTCCTGCGTGCTTTCAACAATGAATGTGATGAGCTAATCAATCGCGTAAAATACAATAACTTCGATGCAACATTAGACAGAATCTATAAATCCGCCGAGGCTATCAGTAAATTAGGTTCAATCATGAACATCTCCATCACGCAAGCCTACCTCGATGCCAAAGTAAAGGAGCTTCGCCTCGCCTTCGAATATCGAGAGAAAAAGCAACAGGAAAAAGAAGAGCAGAAAGCTGCTCGTGCCGAACAGCGTGAACAGGCTAAACTGCAAAGAGAAATTGAAGAACAGCGTAAGAAGGTTGAAAAAGAACAGACGCATTACCAAACAGCTTACGAAAAATTGAAATTACAGCTCGAACAAAATCCGGGAAATCCAGATCTGCTGGAGAAAAAAGAGGAGCTTGAAACTCATCTTACTGATATCGACAAGGTTCTTTCGGATATCGATTACCGGCAAGCCAATATGCGGGCAGGTTATGTATATATAATCTCCAATATTGGTGCTTTCGGTAAGGATATCTACAAAATTGGTATGACCCGCCGCCTGGATCCGCAGGATCGTGTCGATGAACTTGGAGATGCCTCTGTACCATTCAATTTTGATGTTCATGCTATGATTTTCTCGGATGATGCACCAGCCCTGGAAGCTGCTCTTCATCGCGCGTTTGAAGATCGAAAATTAAATATGGTTAATCAGCGACGTGAATTTTTCAATGTAACTCTGGATGAGATCAAAGAAGTGGTTAAAAAGAATTTCGATAAAACCGTGGAATTTGTGGATGTTCCAGATGCCGAACAATACCGTATCAGCCAGAAACTGCGTTCAGAAATGCAGAAAACCGCGTAAGATAAATATTTGAACAAACTGCAAAGGATTTTATCAATGAAAGTACTTAAAATTTTCGGAGTTTTTATTTTTTCTTTCCTGTGTATAGCCCTTATCATTCAACGTGATGTTGAAGGGGGAGAAAATAATTTAGCTGTCGGCTTAGTTTTCGGAATTATAGCCTTTTTATTATTTCTATCTATTCGTCACGGCGATAAAAAACAGCTTGAAGAAGCGGCTCAGCAAGCAGAATTAATTGCCCGGCAAAACGCTCTTGCCAAAGAAAAAGAGCATCGAGTTGCTGCCATTGATACGCTATCTCTCGAACCCATAACAGAGCCTAAGTTACTTCTCAAGCCGTCCGAAATAGCTTACATAGAGCAGCCTGCTACATTGTCTATTACTGAGAATAAAGTGGTTGGCACGACCGGACGTAGTTCTGGTGTTTCTATGCGTGTAGCCAAAGGAATGTATGTCCGAACCGGCGGTTCTGGCGGTCGTAAAATTTACGATGACGTTACCACAACCTATGATGGCATTCTTTCAATTACCAACCAAAGGGTTTCATTCATGCAAGATAGAAAGGCATTTGAAATCCGGTTAGACAAATTAACCAACATCACTTACGAGGATGATGCTCTCATCTTACAGCATGGAAATAAATCTTATGTTCTGCTAACTGAGGATGCCGATATTATGGAACACCTTATCCGAAAACTATGCGGCGCCAAATCGTCAACAGACAGCATAAGTAGTATTTAACATCATTACACCAAAAATCAAGTTTCTGTCTAAAATAGCAAAACCGCCCGGTGCTACCAACACCGAACGGCTTCACATAGATTTTCTCTTACAGGATCACTCCCGGAAGATATAATCAAACTTGAACACTTTGAATTATATCATTCTTCCGGGTGCCCTGCAAGGGGTGTATTTCCTATACCCACCAAGGAGGATGATATCATTATGGCAAAACGCAAAAATTCACTCCCATCCGGGAACTTTCGTGTTCTGGCCTTAGATTACACAGATCCGGATGGTAAACGTCATTATAAGTCCTTTACCGCGCCGACCAAGAAAGAGGCGCGGATGCTTGCAGACGAATGGAAATTATCAAAGAAAAGGAACCGCGCCGAAAATATATCCGTTCGTGTCGCTGTCCAGCGATACAAGGACATGAAAGCAGCCGTCCTTTCCCCGTCTACCCTACGCGGCTATGCAGGACTCTTGCGGACGCACTTCCAGGGCGATTTCGGCAGCACACGCCTTAATGAATTGAACAGCCAGATTGTACAGATCTGGATATCTGATTTATCGAAAAGGCTTAGCCCTAAGACCGTCCGAAATGCCTATGCGCTTCTGACAGCGGCTCTCGATATGTTTGCCCCCGACCTTTCCATCCGCGTACAGCTTCCCGCCCGGAAGCACCCGGAGCTATATTGTCCGAACGACACAGATATTCAGCGCCTCCTGGCTGAATCTGCTGGAACCGATCTGGAAATAGCCATTCTTCTGGCTGCATTTGGTCCGCTTCGCCGTGGCGAAATCTGTGCTTTGACTTCCCGTGATATTAAAGGGAACACCATAACTGTCAGCAAAAGCATCGTGCGCAGCGAGGACAATGAGTGGATAACCAAGTCACCCAAAACCTACGGCAGCTATCGAACTATACAAATGCCAGAATTCTTTTTTAAACATATACGCGGTAAAAAAGGGGCACTGTGTAACCTGAACCCCGATCAGCTCACGCGAGAATTCGAACGGGTTCTGGATCTCTGCCAGCTCCCCCACTTCCGCTTTCATGACCTGCGGCATTACTCCGCGTCCATCATGCATGCGATCGGAGTTCCGGATCAATACATTATGCAGCGAGGCGGTTGGTCCTCTGACAATGTGATGAAATCCGTCTACCGGAATGTCATTGATTTGGAGGCAGAAAAGCAGAGTCAGCTGATCCTTGAACATTTCCAAAAAGTTGCAGACGTAAAATCATGCAACACGAAATGCAACACGATGCCTGAAAAGCATTGATATTAAAGGCTTCTTCGCGGGTTCAAGTCCCGCAGCCGGCAGATTTGAAAGCCCTTGAAAATATTGGATTT